AGAAGACGGCATACGAGATAGGAGTCCGTCTCGTGGGCTCGGAGATGTGTATAAGAGACAGTTCTAATATGGTATTCTATGGAGTATGTAGAAGATATGACTCCAAAATGTAAAAAACTATATTACTGTTATATAACTAATAAATGCTTAATGTCGAAAGAAGAGATTTACGACTATAAAACTAACTGCTACTAATGATAAACAAGCTAAGAAGATTCTGGCAACAATTGACATGTTCTCATATATGGATTTATTGAAGCATGAAGACACCTTGAAAGTTTACACGCTATAAGAAGGCATGTATCTATTGTACTAAAACTGTTTTTAAAGAAATTAACTAATAAATTATGGAAGAATATTTTAAGGCTAATTTTATAATCATCTGATGAGATATAAGCGTAAATGGATTTATGAACTGAGCAGATATGAGCGACTCCTGAAGCAAAGCATATTGAGAAATAAAAAGTTTAACTATTGAGTATATTAAAAAACCTAGCTTAAAACAAGTAGAGAAAATTGTGCCAAAAATAATAGAAGGCTTTGATAAACAGGGGTACAATATTTATTTTATATACCTAGACACACTTGAAGACTCAGCGAACATTAAAAAAGTTAAAAAAATTCTATATAGAAATAAGAACATTAAAAGCATTAGTGATTGAAAAAAATGTTTTCTCCTAGATAGCTATATTAAACATTTAACTAAATAAAAACTATGACACCAGCAACATGATGACTAACAAACGTATCTAAAGAAAGACAACTAGAACTAGAACAAGAACTATATAATTTCATAGAACTAAACATCAAAGATCCTCAGAAGTCTGTTTTAAAAAGCATTATAAAGAATGTGCTTAGATCACTTAAATTAAATAACTAAATGGAAAAAGAACCTATATCAATAAACCCAGATGCACTGCTAACAGACCTTGCAATAATACTAATAATATGAACAGCTACCAGATGAATATGTGATATACTATGACACTCAGAATACTGACCAGTAGCTTGCCTAGCTCTTCTTACAGGGAAATATATAACTGATTTAACTAAATAAATTATGGCAAAACTAATAACATCAAAAGGGGATACAACAGTCTATTGAGAAAAGTTCTGAATAATGTGTTTTATATGTGACGATCTATCTAATCAGTGGGGAGATATTAGAAACCCTGTAACAACAGTTAATAATGATAATCTATCATGTTGTGATAACTGTAAGGGAGCATTGCAAAGCCTTATAAAAAATCCTAATAACAAATAATTATGACAGACAGACTAATTATAGCAGCTGATTATCAACTGCTAGAAATCCAAAACGAAGAAACCATGAGAGAGCTTCAAGCTATCTTAGACAAGCATCTCAAAGATTGAGAAAGAGCTAAGGCTGCAAAGCTTCAAGGGGTTATGGATGAGATGAGGGCAAGAGCTAACGATGTATAAACTAAATAAAAAACTATGGAATATAAACACAAAGACTTATCACTAGAACACAAGATTACAGATATTTGTTGAAATTCATTTAACGCCCTCTTAGGACGTCTTCAAATGATCCTAGACAACATAGACGAGGGAGACATAGAAACAGCTCGCCTACATGCCAAAGAATGATTACAGTGCCTAAGAGAGAAGATAGATCATTACAATGAACACATAATTAAAGATTTATGAGCATTAGAATCTCCAAGGAATTGAGATTACCACAGAAAATGAATTAAATTTACTAAGTAAACTATTATGAACAAACTCCAAAAACTACAGGCAAGTATGGAAAACTATCACATTTATTGCAAATGAGACAACATAGACGAAACACTAACATATTTTGAATACCTAAGAGAAGAAATAGAGAAGCGTGAAGAGAATATAGAAGAATGCTGCATAAAGTGCTGAAAACCTTCATGAGAATGGACTCTATGCGATAAGTGTGAAGATAAATCTATGAAGAAGCTATGATTTAAGAGGGAAGAAGATCTAGATTATCACATAAAATCATGCTGAGATATAAGCTGACACTTAGAACAGGCTTTAAGAATAATAAATAACAAAATAAACTAAATAACATGATCAATTGATCATATATTGATCACGTATTGACTATAACAAAACTATAACAAAAATATTATGAACAGACTAGAAGTCCAATGAGAGAATTGCATACATTGCTCCTATGTGTTTAAATGAAGCAAAATCGTATGCCTAGACTGCGTAAATGAACTATATGAAAAGAAATCAATTGAGTATATAGAAGAAAAGTTACATCCTATAACTAAGCATATGCAAGAATGGTATAGGGATAACGATTGAACTTTTATAGACTGAGAAGACTTCTGGACGGCCCATTGGGAAGAGTTAGAAGAACAATTAAAATAAATAGATAATAACCAAAACAAATATGAAGCAAACAAATTGCGAACAGTGTGACAAAACATTCTCATATCGACAATACTATCAGCCTCGCAAATTCTGCTGCATGGATTGCTACAAAGCTAATAGACAAAAGAAAAACCCCTTTAATAAAAAGAATAATGGCTAAAAAGAAAAAGAAAAGTCATTACTCTTTGCAGAGATTGATCAATGATGCTTGGAATTATCATAATACATTCCTTGAAATAAGAGAGGTGCATAAAGAAAGTATAGCACGATCATTGCATGGCTGGAGATTTGAACTTGAAAGGAAAAGGGTATTTAATCAGGAGATACAAAGGATTGAAGATTACTTGAATTCAAAGTTTAATCTAAATGATGAGCCGCCTAAAGTAATTACATTCATGCTGGAATGCTTACAAATGGCCTATCCTGATAAGAAATTTAGATATGTAAAGATAGCTCCAGAGAATATAGATGAGAATTGAAAGATGAGAAAAGAATATAAACTACCATCACAATATTAACCAATAAATAACTATGAAAAAAACACTATACCCAAAAACAGGTAGAATATGAACAGATGAGACTCTTGTCACAGAGAAGCTTGATTGAAGTAATCTATGAATATTTATACTTGGATGAAGATTCTTAATTGCACAAAGGAATAATCTATTCTATTTAGATGAGCCAGAGTGAGAAAGCTTTTATAAATGACTATTAGGATGGCTTAATGAGAATAAAGCCTCACTAGTAATGCACGAATGAAGTTGAGTATTTTGAGAATGGATGTGAATGTGAAGCAATATTAAGTATTGAGACACTCTAGACAAGAAGTTCTATATCTTTGCTAAAGCTAACATAGATGAAGAGTTTAATATAAGGAATCTAAACTATTGGAGACATTTATTGATATATCCATTTATTGATTCAGCTATTCCAGAATGCATATGAGTTGTACCTTTAGTAACAAAGGGCTGAGATGTGTCAGTAAGCAACCTAGATGAAATGTATGAACAATATACAGAGAGAGTTAAAAGGAAAGTAGAATGATTTGTAGTAACTGCCAATAATAATATAGCCAAATATGTAAGATATAAAGACGGGAAAGAAACAAAGCATAAATTTTAAACTAATGGCAAAAGAAAAGAAAACAACAAACTGTAAGACTTGCGATAAGAGATTCTCTTATATTCAAGTTCAACTACCTAGACTTTACTGCTCGATACAATGCAGTAGAGTAAAAGCTAAGCGAACTATGTGGTTACAAAGCAGATGATCAGAATAAACTAAATAAACACTATGAAACCAGATAGACACTGCATAAGATGCTGAAGAGATGAAAAAGAAGTAAGAGGGGATAGTATAGCTTGATGATGTTATGCTTATGGAGACAAGCTAGCAAAGTATCATTCTTACACTTTAACAGATGAGATAAAATGGAGTGATGTATGAGAAGTACCATTTAATACATGGAAAGAAGCAGTTAACAAATAACTATGAAGTGTGTAAGAAATTAATAATAACTAAATAATAATGGAAATAATAATAATAACACAAGTAATGTGTAAGCTAATTAAATAAATATGTGAGCAAACCAAAGACTTAATAAATTCGTAAACTGAGACTGAATATCATTTAGTCATTTATGAAGACCGGCAACAGAAGAATACCAAAGCTGACATGACAGGATCTTCTGAACATTCAAATGTAGATCATGCAAAGATAAGTGATACATCCTTATATGAGATCAAAAGATTACGTGTAGTAGGTGCACTGATTCCCCTGACTCAGATAAGCAAGGATAAGTATGCACAACAATAAGACTATGCCTATTAGGTAATCTTCATTTTTCAAAATATTATATTACTGAACTAAAAGTTAATCTTTTAGAGTCCTGAGATAGTCATTCATCTTTTTTAATTGATCTTGTAAATCAAGATCATCAGTCAAATGCCAGCTAGAAGAATTTAATGCTATCATTGCTTCAATTTGTGCTTTAGAGATTTCTTTCATATTTTTTTGGTAATTTATGTAAGTTTGTGGCGGTCTATTCCTTATGTTTTCGATATGAGGGCGATCCACTCAATATGTCTTGTATAAGCTTTTAATTCAAAAGAACAAAGCTATATCATATACCTCATTCCAAACATTAGGATCCTTAGGATATAACTCAGCTCAATCGAATGCAATATCTACTGCTAAACCTTTCGTGTGGTTCGATTCTAGTGTCCATGTGAGTATTGGTCAACTTCTAGTCCTTCAAGATGCATACAGCCAATCCTGACGCTCCTGAGACCTGTAAGCTTCTGTAACAAACACTCAAAGTTCCTTAATTCTATTATCAAGTAGGAATAATATAACCTTAAAGCCGAAGTCCTTATCTAATTTACTTAAATCTCTATCTGCTTTCATATCTTATTTGTTTAGGTGGTAATCTATGTAAAGGTTTCTCGATTTCGTTAACATGAGTTTGATCTAATGTTAAGTTTTCTTGATTATCTGGACTTAGCATTACACTTAATAGTGTACTTACTATTCATAAGGCTCAAGTCCAAAGGCAAATCTTTAACGCTTCTGACATATGTGTTAGTTATGTTAATTGAATATGAGTCCAAGTATTTCAGTATTTTATTTCTTCAATTGATTTGAAATGAACTGGATAATACTGTGCTATATCTTTGCAGGACCGTCATGCTTTTAATGCTTTTCTTATATCTATAACATTATTATTTGTTAATTTTGCAGCTCTATTTTTTTCTCACCTAACTTGTCTTCATTTGTTCACACAATCTTGTATATTGTCAGCCTGGGTACCTATAAATAAGTTCTCAACTGTGTTATTACTTTTATTATCATCCTTATGACACACAACCAAGACTAAGCTATCTATATCTAGTCAAAGAAATGCCTGAGCTACTAGTCTATGCACGCTAAATTTTCTCTTATTAGGTATATTGTTTTTTGAAAAAGATACTATTATGTATCACCTATTTTTGCATCATGTCATAATTCTGTCTTTCTTGGAACCTTTAATGCTTAATGTTTTCACTCTTCATAGACTGCTAACTTGATATAATCACTCATATCGCTTGATATCTTTCCATATTTCATTCATAATGTTTATAGTTAATTGTTAGTACTTTAACTATAGCATAAGTTCGTTGTTAATTCAATGTTCTTTTGCTATACCTCATTTATATATGTTAGCCCTCCATTTGTCATTTGATCTGGAGCTTCATCAAAATCAAGCCTCTCAAGGTCAACTCTTCCTTTAATGTTGTCTGCTACTACTAACTGAATCTCTTTTAATGATTCAAGTGCTTGCATTTCTCTGCTATTGAAACGATGTTCAAATCTCTTTGAAAGATCATCAAGGATTGTGTGGATCTCTCTGTGTTCTAAATAAGATTGTTCTTTTAATTGTTCTATCATAGGGTTTATTTGTTAAGTGGTTCTTCAAGCCATATATATCAACAGTTGTTGCAAGTTCTCCTCATGGACGGTGTAGGTTCAAAATCATCAGGAGGTCATCAAAATACATCTAGCATACTAGGGTTTGGCCATCAGTCTAAATATTCAGTAGTTGCTCACCTGTCTCAGCATTTTGTACATGATGTTCATATTTTATATTTAGCCATAGTTTATTTGTTAAGTTTATAAGCATCGTTGTATCATTCGGTGTAAGCTTTCTTAGTCTTTTTATGGATCTTATCTATTAGCTGAAAGTATGCATATGCATTTAGATCTGCTCATAGCTTCTTTAGTAACTTATCTATTGATCGGTCGAGATCTTTCATTTAATATACAATCTAATTGAGCCTTTATTACTCTGCGTTTTTCTGCTATGTCTTTCTCCGATGCTAAGGTTAGTCTGTAATTAAAATCTTTATTTAAGTATATCACAGAACAAACGGATAATCAAACTCATGCTATTACCAGTGTTCTTTTAATCTTTTCATTCATTTAGGATATGATAGTTCTGATTAGTTCAATTTTATTATGTACTGTTACGATACAGTCTAACAGTATCTTGAAATCTTCTTGTTCATCCATAGCTCTAAGTCTGTCAATTAAGATCTTCTCCATTTTTACCTGTGCTTCTAGTTCTTGTATAATGATAGGATCAATTTCTCTCATTATTCGTTATCCATCATTATATCAGCAACAATTCTGCAGGCATTCTGAGCGTTATTAGTAAGTATCCTTTCTAGCTCCCTCATTCTCTCTTCACTTTCTTTATGCAGAGTTAAATACTCGTCATTTAATCTTATCTCTTCTTCACGTAGAGTTTCTAGTTCTTTAAAGGCTGGATATTGAAGTATTTCCATTTATTTCATGTGTAATTTTTTCATTGTCTCTTCAATGGTTTGTATTTTCTGTTCATCATATTCATCATGTATTGTAATTTGATATGAGATATAAGAAAGAACTGATACGGCCATAGTAATAAGGATTCAAATAATAAATCTAAACTCTATTTTAGAAACGTTATCTGTTTTGTTTTTTGTAACCTTATCATGTATCTTATCAATAGTTTCTCACATCTTAGCCTGCGTAGCCTCTTCTTTAACCATATGGTCAGTTAAGCTTTTAGATATATTATTAAGTTCTGTAGCATGCACACTGAAATTAGTTTCTAGTTTATGGAGTTGTTCTGTGAGTTTATCAAGCATGGGAGTAATTTTGTTCATTAAATTGTGGGCCTCGGTTCTTCTAGCTTCTGCGCATTCTGATTTAGTGACAGTCATGTATTAGTGGTTATTTTTTAAATTCCTTAGATCTATTTGCATATTATGAATAAGCTCGTTACTTGGTGATGTAATTTCTATATGTTTATCTATTTGTATTTCTAAATTGTTAATCTTTTTGGCACTGCTTATTGTCATGACAAGGAGCATGATGTTGAGGAGCGCCAGAAATAGTAATATTAGAGTTTTGATTTAGAGTGGTCTTTTATGAAGTTTTCGCCAAGGTCATATATCATAGAGATGAATACTCACCATAAGATATTATAGTCTACTGTTCAAGTTATTCTTAATTGTTCTATTGCCATTAGTCAAACTGGAGCTAGCCATACTAATAAAGCTCTCGCTTTATATCTTACATCTATCCAATTTAATTGGTATTTCTTGCTGTTATTAGGCGGTATGTTATAAAGCATGGTATTTAATTTATTGGTCTAATACTTAGTATTGTAAAGTCATCAGTATCTAAAGAGTAGTAATCTCAGTATAATCAGTTCATTTCATCAACCACTCATTGAGGCGTATATTGTGAGGGGCTGTATTCAGAGGGGATCTTATCAAAGTCATCATCTCAAAAGATTCAGAATAGTGTTTTATCTGCTGTAAACCATCCTGTAGGCGTGAATTCTCATCAAGCATCTATTACAATGGCTCAGGGTCATTGATAATCATTAGGGAATTCCTCTGTGTTTATTCTATTATATTTTACGTATTGCATATTTTATTGTTAAGAGGTAAAGCTATCGTATGACAATCAAGATCAGCTGTTATATAGGGCATCTATCTTAGTCTGAGAAAGTTCTTCTGTCCAAGTTCATACTTCATCTATATTTCAATCAAGGAATACAACTGGATCAACCTTATCTGGCCTAGTTCATAATGTATATCATACTGTTGTTCATGTTCATATTCAAACAGATCAATCAGATGATGTATCAACTCAATCAATATAGAATTTCATAGTGCCTCAAGATGTACAAGTTATAGTATACATTACATAGCTTCATGTTCAATACGCTCAATATGTTAATTGATTTGTAATAGTTGTCCCTCATCTTTTTAGATAGATTCATAACTTGCCAGTGTTATCATCCGTAGAGAAACTTAAGAAGTTATTACTATCAGTATACTTAGTCATTATTCTATCGTTGTCATTAGCTCAAGCTTTTTCATTCTTTAGTACCCATGCATTCCAAGTAAATGCTGAGGATAGGTCTAAAGCTGCTGCTGGTAGAGTGATAAGATCATTTGTTCAATCATAGTTATAATCTCAATTTATTTTTCAAGAAGCGTCAAATGTAGCTCCGTCTATAGTTCAGTCATTACTTCAAACTTCATCTGGATAACTTCAGTTAGAATCAGACTTATAGTAAGCTGTTATATTATTTGATAGTCAGTTTCAAGCTGCTGCTCATCCACTTGCGGCTAAAACTCACATTGTTGCTCAATATATTGACATAATATTTTATTTAAATTTATTTAATCTACGCAGATATATCTCATACTAAAATCCAAGTTGTTGTTGCTGTTTTTCTTAAGTATGCTCAAGAATATTGCCCCGTAAGCTTAACTAAACTTCAAGAGGAGGTGAGAGTATCAGAAGTGATAGCAACTGTTACCTGTCCTGCTCCAAGTTGTTCAAGGTTTATTATTGTTCATACTGCGTATGCTACAGAAGCATTAGCAGGAATAGTTAGAGTAATTGCAGCTGCATTTGATAATGTTACTACTTTTCAAGCATCTCCAAGTACTAAAGTATATGTTGTTCATGTTTGAGTATTGATTTCTAATCAAGACGAAGCTCTTATTGTTGTACATGTAGCTGCTCAAGTGTCTAAAGTAGAAGCTCAATTGTCTATGTTTCAGAATCAAGAAGCTATAGATCAAGAGTTTAAAGCTCATACAGTAACTAAGTTAGCACAAGTTGTTATTGATGCCTGTATAGCTTGTGTTGTTGCTGTATCTGGAGCTAGTCCAGTTATAGTTGAAACTGCTCATGCTGTTAATCAAGCTGCTGTTCAAGTGACATTAGTCATTACTCAAGAAGCTGGAGTTCATAAAGCTGGAGTTACTAATGTAGGAGATGTAGCAAATACTAATGATCAAGTTCAAGTTTCATCACTACATGCAGTTATTAACTGTGCTGAAGTAAAAGTTAAAGTGTTACTTCATAAGTCTATAGTCTTATTTGTAAGAGTTTTTGTTGTAGCAGATAGAAGTGTGTCTACTGCTGATATTAAAACACTTTTAGATACTGGGGAACCTCAAGGATCATCAACAAGATACATTAAATCCGTTACTAATGGTGTTGCGCTTGCTAGTGCTGATACTTTACTTGACATAATTATTTGGTTATAGGTTTGTCTTTAATCTCTTCTAATTCTGTTACTTGTTTTATAATTGCTCATATCTGACTAAAAGAGAAATCAGTTTTTGCATTTTGTAGGATTAGTAAGAGGTCTTGTTTTAAACTCGCTGGTAATTTATACATTTATATGTGGTTAATTTTATCATTCCAATAACATATTTGTTCAATCCTCTAAGAGAATATCTGTTCAGTCCTCTAAGAGAGCGTTTCAAGATGCTGGCACTACTCATCCTCAAAATATTAAGAATCTATCATTAGAGCTTCCGTCTACAAAAGTAGAGAAATTGGTTTTAAGCGCGTCTGTGTTATTTCTTGAAATCATATGTTGTGTTAATTATATCATGGATTGATAAATGTTTCTAGTTGAATTTGTTTTAGCCTTGACTTATTTGTCATATTGTTTATAATCTGGTCTATTAACTATATTATTATGACTATATTATCTATCTTAGGTATTTGAATAGCAATATGCTGATTACTGTCTTATTTAGAAGATTACTAATCCTGCTTTGCCTGTTCAAACATTTCTCTTAATTCATCTTGAGCATTATTTACGAATTCTTCAAATGTATCTGCTTCTTTAGCCTCTTCTTCCATTGATTCTATAATAGCTACTCCTGCGGCTGTTCATGCTACTTTTCATTTTCATAACTTGTCAACAAGGTCTCATAAATCTGCTTTCCCTTGCTCTGGGGTTATATCTTTTTTAGCTACTTTTCTTAGTAGTTCTGCCAGTCTAGTTCTCAATATACTGCTTTTAAGCAATCTATTAGTTAAGCTAACCCCTAATAATCATCATGCTACAGTGGCAAGTCATGGAGCAAATCAAGATAATCAAATAGCTGTTCATGCCTCTATTATTTCAGTTCTAGGTAATCATGTTTTTTGTTCAAAAGCTTGTAATATTTTTCAAGGAATGGTTGTTGCTCTTGCGCTGAACCTTTCTCATATAGTCTTTTCTACTTGAAACAAAGCACTTTGTCTTTGTAAAAGATTTTTAACATCAGCCTCTGGGGCTTTAGCCTCTAAAGTATCGTTTATTCATTGCCTGTAAGCTCTTAAGGTTTCAGTAAATGCATTTTCATTCTTAGGGTCAAACACTCATTCACCTTTAAATCTTTTTACCGTGCTATCTATATCTTTTCTTAGTTGTAGTATCTCGTCAGCGTCCATTACGTCTTTCTTTGGTATAAGCTTCTCTATTTGAGCATTAAGCTTCTTAAATGAAGCCTCAGCGTCTCATACAATAATAGGACTATCAACTAACTCTGTCTTAATTCATGTGAATAGATCATCAAGTTCTGATCTTGTGAATTGCACTCAAGATCCTTTCAATCTAGCAGATAAAGCTCATGCCAATCATTCTATCTCTTCTCAAATAGCACTTAATTTCTTAACTTCCGACATACTTTGAGCAAGCTTTCATTCATTGATCAGCCTAGCTGTCTCCTCTATTGCTACTATTTCTTTAGGACTTCTTACTAATGATTCTTTTTTTAAAGGTCATATTCATCAGGTTTCAACTACTTCTTTAGCTGCTCAAGCTCTTTGTCTTTTTCAAAGCTCTTTAAGAGTTGGTAATGCTATTTCTTCTGCTGTCTCTCTAACAGATTCAACTGCTCACCTTTCTAGGGCTCATGCCTTTTTAGCTGCAGCTTTTCATATATCTTCAGCAGCCTCTTTTGCTACCTTCTTTGTAGCTGTAGCTCATCATTTGAACAATAAAAGCTCTCAAATATTAACAACACCTTCAAAAGATTCAACAGCCCTTCTTATTCACTCTGAAGAATTTTTAAATTTATTATATGATTCAACTCATCACTGTAAGGCTTCTAAAGCACTTTGTCATATATCAGTCTTAACAAAATCCTGTACAGTCTTTTTTCATGGCTCTCATGCTGCTCTAAATCATGACACAACAGCTTCTCCTATTAAATCATTTACTCATCATGCTACATCTCAAAGAACTCTTATTCAAGATTCAACAGGGCTTATTCTTCATTGTGGTATCTCTGACACAGTCTTAATTATTTCTCCTCATCTTTCCGATAATCTTTCTCAGGTCCTTTCAAGAAATCACTTAGGCTTCTCTCCTGTCGTTAAGTCTATTCATTGACTTTTTTTTAGAGAAGACCATTGATTTGCATATCATTGAAGCTTATCAGAATCCCATCACTGTCATTGTAGCTCTGTTAGTCTAGTTGCCAATTCTTCTTTATTTTTTGGTAGTGCCATATTTATTCTGGTAAGTTATTTATAATGTTGTTTACAGTTGTTGTCCCTCATAAGTCTCATGCCTCTTCTAATAATCAAGAAGCCTCTACTATTACATCTTCTACAGGCTTTCATGATATACTAGATTGTAATCATTGGAACTTATCCTTAATTTCTTTTAATTTAACTCAGATAGTTCTGTCACTATCCCATGCTTTTGGCAATAAGTTTTCAAATGTTCATAATTCATCTGCAGTAATAGCTCATCATGATCTTAGTCTTCATATTGAATCTTTTAAATCATTTATATATAAATCTGTAACCCTGTTTCAAGGTAAATACAACTTTCAATTATCAAATCATCATCACGGTTTTGATAGTTCCTTAGTTAAATTTTGTACTCATCTCATTCATCAATCTGCGATTTCTTTTATTTTTGCAGACTCTCATGATAGCTTATCTATAGAAGCTGCTTTTAAGAATTCTTCTCAATATCAATTAGATATAGCTCTTTTTATAGCTCTGTCATAAGCAGTTCAAGTCAACTTAGGAGCTTGCTGTACATCTGATTGCCTTTGTAAATCTTGTGCAGGAGTAAGTGGAATATTTTGCGCCGATATAAATCAAGAGCCTCACACTCATCAAGAAGATCTTCATGTTGTTGATCATCATGCTTTTATCAATACAGCCTGAGCTTGTGCTAAATTCTCATTGATCCTAGATTGTATCTCTGCTTGCTTTAGCCTCTTTTCTTCTCATGTCATATTCTCAGCCTCTTGAGCTGCTAAAATGAAACTCTGAACAGTTCATGGAGCTAATCACATTGTCTTATTAAACTGATCAGCTTGCGTATTTCACAATGCAGCAACCTGAGATGTATCCAGGCTTTGAAAGTTCTTAAATGCTGTAGCCTGTGAAGCTGCTTGCATTCTTTGAACTTCTCAAGTGTTTTCTGTTAATTTATTATCTCTTATAAGAGTAAGAAGGCCTGCGTCAACTCATTGCTCTTCTGATATGCTTAATAATTCAGCATCTGACTCCGTACCAGTTAATAGGCTTCATATATTAGATGCGTCCTCTCTTTGTATTTGCAATAATTGAATCTTCTGACCTTGCATCTGAGATCTATTCGCTCTTAGTTCCTGTGATGCTCTTATGATTTCAGCAGAGTCTCATGAAGCCTGTGCTCTCGTCAATCTATCTTGTGCGCCCTGGATTGTGAGCCTACTGGTTTCGAGTTGGTTTTCTAGTATGCTCGATGCTGATTCAGCTCTATCTATCGCACTCCCAACAAGTGCACCGCTTCATGTTTGTACAGTTCATCTTGGTTCTGATAATCAAGATGCAATCGCTGCTTTTTTTCTTGCTAGTAAGTCCTCTGCTAGTTTTCTTTGTGTAGCAATATTTTCTAATGCCATTTCTGACTTAGCTTTTTGCTTCAGCTCTATGTCTTGTGTTCATCCTACTCAAAACTCTTCATCTCTTCTTAGGTTTCATGCAAGTCTTTGTTCTTCTTCTATTTCTGCTGCTGTTTGTATAGCAAGCAATTGCCCCTTGGTTTTAGGAGTTCTATCTATAGTTTTAACGTCTAATTGATTCTGTACAGTTTCTCATACTTGTACTCAAGGTTGCTGTGCAGCTGTTTCTTTAACTGCTGGCTTTGGAGCTGCTTGTACGAATCTTTGTCTAGTAGTTCATTTAGCTACATCAGTTTTTCAAGGTTCAAATAAAACAGTTCATCTATCTCAAGTCACTCAAGAAGCTCATTTTTCAACAAGTCTTTTAGCCTGAGCAGCTCTCTTTTGTTGATTAGCTAATTTCCTAGCTTTTTCTGCTGCGTCTCGTTTCTTCTTTAAGTCAGTAACTTCTTTTCTCTTTCTCAAAGCTGATATTTGTTCTTGTGCTGTAGGCATAGTAGGTAGTTATTATTTATACTGTAGTGAGGTTTTGACTTTTTGTATTCAAGCCCTTTGATTGTGTCGCAAGCTGTATATATGTGATCTTATGAGCTTTTTGATCTGCTGATGTCAGCCTTATTATTATTCTTTGTAGGTTTGGTATCTTTACTTCTTTAAATATTCTAGTTTCTACTGAGTTTCATGCTCATGGCATTGTGATAGTTAATTGCTTCTTATTTGAAGTTTTAGTACCGTCATCCTCGTATATATCGATATCCAAATCTACATCTCATCAGCTGCTAAAGAATCATTTCATTATCAATTGTTCTAAGTCATGAAGTTCATTAACGCTTCATAATCTTATTTCTTGTTCAAAGTTAGAAGTTATGTCTGATCAGTCATCTGTTGTTCAGCTAAATAGTTGGTAAACAGATCAATCATTGTCACCTCAAAATGTCTTTAATCAATCAGCCATTAGAACAGTATTAGATCATAGATCATACTTTCATAGCGCCCATCATGCTAAAGCCTCTCAGCGTTCATTTATAACCTCAATCTTAGCTCTCCAGATCACAGTGTCATTCACTCAATTTCAAGTTGTATCAACTGTAGCTAATAACATATCTTTATTATTGTCATAAACTAGATCTGCATTACTAGCATCTACTGTATCCCAGAAATCTTGTCATAAGAGTCTAAATACATTAACTTCTCTTCAAGCCTCTTGTATATGCCAGCATCATGTCTTGTTTATCATGAATACTCATTCTGGTGTATCTATTCATCTAAAACCTCAGTTTCATTTTATATCAAAGTTTACTCTAGTAATTTGCTCGTAAGCTTCATTTGTTTGTAAATCAAATCAATAATAACCATTATCATGTATTGGCATGATAACATTTCAAAGATTAGGATTGTCTACTGCTACTATGTCTTTTAGTGTTCATAGATGTCTAGCAAAGGTAGAAGATGAAGCTGTAGCTGATCTCGGAAGTGTTCATGATGCAAAAGATGTGAATGGAATCCATTGTTTTTTCTCTGCTGAAGAAACAACATCTTGATCTGACCATATAGTCTTACTAACTTCGTCATCAACATCTCATAGGAATAATCTATCTTTTATAACTCTTACTATTTTAGGAGATGGAGCTGTTGGAACCGATGTTATTTCAAGTACTCATGTTATCGCTTTTACTGAAAGATTGTCGAATGTAGCGGCATCTCATGATCATAGCTTAATCTTAAATCAAAATGATGTTCATGTTGCTCTAAATTTATATTGATTATCAGTACTTCAAGACGATGCTCAGAATGTTATCTCACTTGGATCTGGCTTTAACACTCATGTCATATCTAACTGTGCAGATCATAATCCTCAAGAGTTTGAAATACCATCATATGTGAAAACATAATCACTTCATGGAGTAATTGATAAGGTTTGTGTAATGGTTCATGTTGTATTAGTAGTAGCTACTAATTGATTTCATGACACTGTTGGTCAAGTTCATGATTGAGTCCATCAAGTTAGATCTCAAGATGCAAAGTCTCAATTAGTTACTAATTCAGATCATAAGGCTGGTTGTATTCTAAATAATTCATCAGTTCAATTGCAAACAAAGAAGAAATCTCAATATAAAGCTCATGTGAATCTGTCTGATGTAGTAAAGTCTGTTTTTAATGCTGCTGCTGTGTCTGTTGATATTGTGTAATATCAAACTGTAGTTCAATGAGCATATATATAAATATCATCATTGTACTTTTCAAGCATGGTAACGCTCTCAGCTGATACGTTAGATTGGAATAACTCTACTCTCCCCTTAGCCTTTTCTAGTTCTCAAGGCCTTGGAATAAAGTAATTAGTCATCTCAGTAACAAACTGATTATCAAGAAGCTCTACTGCTGTCAGTAAATTTTCTCAAGCACTACCTCATGTAGAAGTAGTTATGTTATCAGCCTGTGCTATTCTAGTTTTTGGTATAAATCCCAAGGTAGTTTGGTTAATATGTTAAACATTTTTCGATACTCCACTTATAAGTGTGGTATCTTTGGTATAATGTACTCTGCTTTATTCATAGGTACTCAGCCCATTCAGCTATACACTTTTTCATTCAATTAAATTCTAGTATTCTGTTATTACTCTTATTCCTACAGTTCTCCTTTCTTGTAACCCATCTGCAATTACTTTTTTCATAATTTCAATCGTTATCAATTCTGTCTATCTGTAATCAGGGCTTCCATGAATCCCACATGTCGTTATAAAAGTTTTCAAATTTTTCCCATCTTTCACAACATGTTATTCCCCTTCATCAGTAATCTTTGAAACACACACGTTTTCTATCTTTACACCTCCTTTTTAGTTCAGCCCAACTGCCGTAAATATTTTGTCCTTTTTTCATTATCTGTAGTAAGATGATACGTCGTCTATATTTAATGTGTAAGCTTCTGATCTAAAGTTATCAATAAGCTCTTCTAATGCTGATAAGAAGTTTTCATCATAGAAAGCATTGTTTTTATCAAGCTTCCATCATCCGTACCATGATGCAAAAGCTGCATTTAAATCTTCTTCATACTCATCAGATAGTAACATTACATCACTTGTAGCTGTATATTTAGTTAAGGCAGGGATATATCTTAGTATAAGTGATGCAGTAGTTGTAGGAGTTGGTACTAACATCACCTCATCATTCTGTCTATCTATATTGTAACCTCTTGTCTGGCTTCATTTAGGTCTCCTAGTTAATGGAGCATCTATATTTAAAGCTCAAGCGCTGTCAGTGTCATATAATCAAGCATTATCAGCATCAATTGTAAGAAATGAAGCATCTAAGGCGTAAGAAGCTGTTCATGATACTTGAGATACTGTAGTTTCTCACATGTATCTTTCAGGGTCTAATCTAAATACTACTCTGTAAAGCCTTCTATCAATGAAGTTTGCAACTTGTATGAATATTGCATCTGTTACCTCTGGATCAGTATCATTCATTTGATTATCAAATGTTGTTCTAGCCTGTGCTATTGTTATAGTTGCCATATTTAATTATTATGTTATTTTAGAAAAGCTCCTTCCATGTTAGTGAAGCATTTATTGTTGCACTTGCTGCACTACTTCATACTACTGAGATAGTCTCTCATTCTTCTAATATTATTTTAAAAGGGTTTAAGTCGACAAAAGCTCTATCATTTTTTCATGCTAAGGGTAAATCTAAGAGTGCTTTTCATCATGATATAGATGTAGCTGAGGTATCTATTTCTACTACTGAATTGTTAGTGTTTATATCGCTCCAAGATGGAGTGCCTCATAGCGTTCAGTTTACAATTATTGCTAAGTCTCATAGGTTATTAGGTGAGCTTGCTTCAATAGACCCTGATATAAGTTCTGCTAGTATTTCTATAAAGTTTTGCTTTGATGCGTATGTTGTTTTATTTCTTATTGTTAAGATTGGCTCTGAAGTTGTTACTCATGTTTTAGTAATTTGACCTGTTCAGTTCTGAGGTTGGTGATTCTCTATATACTGAGTAGGTCATTCTACAAAGTAACCGTATGATGCACTTTTAAGAGTTAAGTTAGCTGTTGTAGCTTTATTATCTGCATATCAACAGAAGTGGAAGTTAGGGTTGTGTACACTAGGCTGTGTTTCTGTACCTGCATACTTGATTGTATGGAATAAAGTAAAGTCTCATGTATCTGGACTTTCTACAAAAAACTTAATTGCTCATGCTCACAGGTATTGGAATTGTATTTGAAATACATTTAACTTTTCAAAGTCTATACTAAGTCAGCTTCTACCTGTTCAGTCTAGAGGATCGTCAAAGTTCATTTGTGTAACTGTAGATACTGTATCATTTCTAAACTTAGCAACTGTGAAATCTGCTCATGTATATCAAACCATATAACCGTTTTCAAAGTCTTCAGAGCTTCATAGCTCATCTGCTAATCAAATAAGTTGTGATGTTGCTGCTACTCATGCTGTAAAACAAGCTGTAAACCTCATAAGACCTCATAATCAAGGCTTATATTTAGCTGCTCTTCTGCTTCTGAACTCTGCATAACTTCAAGTTGTTGTAGATGTATTTAGATTAAGCATTGCACTTCCTTGCGTAACTGTTCATCATCAAGTTACTGTATTCTCGTTAAGGTCTGTATTATCAACTGTATATTCAAATGACCCTTGGAATTGTGGTTTCATCTCTGCAACTCTTATATCTCAAAAGGCTGTTAGAGGTGAGCTTAGTTTAGTAGCAAGCTCTCATGCCACACTAGTTTTAACATTTACAAATAATCCATTAGGAGAAAGTCATGTTAACACTACTTTTGTAAGCTCTGCGTCATCTTCTCAGCTAATAGCATCTGATATTCTATGAGATGAAGGCTTAATATACGAAGTCTTTAGAAGTGTCTGTAGTCTGAATACTGATTGAGCTGCTGCTCAATTAGTATAAAGAACTCTATAAAACATAGCTGCTGGCTGGAAACTAAAGGTTTTTCAAGTATTAGCGGCTATAGTAAAGTTATCAGTATGATCCCAGTTGGTTCAGTCTGTTGAAAACTCTACGCTTAGTCAGTCGGTTGCACTTGCTACATCAGAAAATACCGCTACAAGTATAACTCATTCATCAATAATGTTTTCTCATACTCATGTAAATGTTGCTCATCATGCAAGAGGTGTAGTAGTAGAGTTTCAAGTTGATTCATGTCATGACATATGTACAAACAAAGGATTGTCTGTATCAATAGGTCATGAAGAGGTCTTTATAACTACTCAGCCGATAGCGACTTTATCTCAGCTCATTTAGTATCTGTCAGGGTTACCTATTCTTACTAAAACCGTTGCGTCAGACGCTCAAGCCCTAATTAACATTAAATTAGTAATATCAATGTCTCTTAATTGAACTACTTGGATTCAATCTGCTGCTGCTAGTTGTCAGTTAGCTGCTGTTGGAGTGTTCCCATCATCAAGCCATCTTACTGATTCAGCTTCAATTGTTAGATCTACTCAAGTTGGAGTATATGCAAATGTATTGTAATCAAAATCCTCTCAAGATGCGGCCTCAATTGCCTGTTTCAATGTCACTGCTGTTGTGCTTATAGTTAGCACTGATGCTGCGGCATTAGGGAGTTTATAGCTCTTCATAAATATTTGGTTAATTTGTAAAGTTATTCGATTTAAGTAGATTTTCTTTTTCTGTAATTACTTGTAAATTTGACTGTACATGTAATCAGCTCACTAATTCTCATCTTATCGGCACAATATGGTCTACAACATATTTTTTATTCATTACCCTGCTCATTCATTGTGATACAAAGTAATACACTTTCATAATTTCATTTATTGCCCATTTAGGCACTCTTTGTATTTTAGATAATTCTCTTTTTCTATTCTTCGCAATTATTTTGTCGTGATTGTTTTTCGCGTATCTCCTGCATTTTGCTCTTTCTTTATCTCTATTGTTATCTCTATATAATCTACTCTGCTCTCTTACTTTTTCTGGATTATCTTTTTTCCACTGACTACTTTTTGTACGAAACTCATCTTTATTTCTTAGATAATGATTATGTTTTATTTGCTTAATCTTTTCTGGATTTTTTACAGCCCATAAATTGGTACGTTTTAATATCCTTTCTTTATTTTCTTTATAATGCTCTTTTCTTTTTTTAGAGATATGCTCAGCATTTAACCTATTGTATTCCGTACAGCACTGTTTGCATTTGGCAACTTTTCAATATTTTCATCTTTTATCATTGTGATAACTGCTTATCGACTTCTGTTTTTCACACTTTGTACATACTTTTTCCATATATTTATAGTTAGTTTATAGATAATTCGATGGGAGAACGGAGAGAACTAACCTCTCCATTCAATTACGCTAATTAGGCGACCTACTGTTTGTATTATACTGATTTTTAAAGTTTTTGCTATGTTTATTTACATAATCAGGGGGCTAATTGATTTAGCCCCCGTATATGAAAACAAGTTTCATACTGTACTAATTAAAGTCCATTAAATGGCTCTACGTAGCGGCATTAGCCCGTACAGGTATTTTACAAAGTCTTTGAGCTCCTTCGTTAAATAGCTTAACTCAGTATAGAGTGTGAGCTATAACAGAAGATGCAAGATTGTCATTTTCCTTATTAACTTGTACGTTAGGTTTCATTTGAGTAACTAAATCAATAGCTCATTGTTGCATGATACCAGCATTGATTGTTTCTTCTCAGAAAGCATCTGTTCAGTCAGTGAATGTTTCAGCACCGTTGATTCTTCATACAGCTGTTAGGCTGATTGAAGTTGTAGCGTCTACTGCAACAACAGAGTTGTTAGTAAACTTTTGTCTGTCAGCAGTTGAAAGAGCGATATATGTAGATCAAGCTCAAGCAGCACCGTTAATAGCAGCAACTAAGTTGTCTACTGATGTAGCAGCACTTACTCAGATATCAACTGAACCAGCTCCAGATGGAGTAGCGTTGAAAGTAAAAGTAACTCACTTGATTACTACAGTGTCTCATTCAGTTGGAGTTGTAGCGATAGCTAGAGAAACAGAAGATGGTAGGTTATGAGATACATAAGTATTCATGTTAAGGAACTTGTTTCATACGAAACCGTTCTTTAATGTAGCATCAGCTGTTTGGAATCAATCAGTAATGAAATCTTGTTGGATATCATTTAACATGATTGGATCTACAACTAGACATATAGGCTTATCAGTTTCTACTTGGTTATCAAGTAGTTCTCATAAAGCTCTTCAGAATACTGATTTAGGCTTGTATGTTCAAAGATCGATAGGTCCTCATGCAGTTCAACCGAAGTCTCCTTCGTCAACTGATACTCATGCAGATGTGATGTTTGTAAATACAGCTTGGTCAATGTTATCTCTAAGTCTGTAAGCCATTCTAGGAGCATATTCTTTGAATACGTCATAGTTAGATTGCTTGTTTTCTACTGGATCGATAAGGATTCTTATAGCCTTAGATTGATCAATAGTTAGAGACTCATCTGTAGATGTAATGTCTGTAGCTGTGATTGCTGTGTTGTTTGTGTAATCAGAAACTGTGAAGTCTGATTTGTAAGGTCTGTGAACCTTGTCTCAAGCTTTTAGCACTCAAGATTCCTCTTTCATGTTAGCTACTTGTCCTGATACAAGAGATTTTTTTAAGTATGCTTGTGTGATTTTACTCCATACTTCTGGGTTAAACGCGGTTATTCCGTTTGCCATAGTGTTGTTTGGTTATTGTTTGGTAAATATTACCAGCCTTTCACCATTTTAATAACTTCATCTTCGTTCATGTCCTGTACGTCTTTGTTCTCGAGAGGAATTTCCCTTTGAGGTGACTGTGCATTCACTGGGAATGCTGCTTGTCATCTTTGGAATCAAATTTCCTTAGCTTTTTGAATAGATTGTTGAGTTCATAGTCAGATCGTTCTCATGGCTTTTTCTAAAGATTTAGCTTTAGTCATGTTGTGTGATCTGTTGTCTTTAAACTCTTCTCCTAAAGCTTGTTGTTGAGCTGGTGTCAGCTTTCAAACGTTCTGCTTTAGTTCTTGAAATCTTACTTCTTCTCTTTCTGCCTCTAGGCTAGCTCTTACTTCTGCTTTCACATCAGTTTGAGGCTTTACCTCTGGCTCTGAGAATTGTAAATTGATTTCCTTTTGTACCCATTCAGGTAGCGTTGCAAATTTCTCCTCATCGATTGCTCAGTCGTCAGAAACTACTTTCTTGATTGAGTTATCAATGGTTGCCTGCTTTACTCGTTCTCTGTCCAAAGCTTTTGCTTCTTCAGTTACTTGAGGGGTTTGCTCTGCTACTTCGGTTGTTTCTTCAAATAAAGAATCATCAATTTCGGTAGCCTCAGAAGTGGTCTCTTCTGGTTCTCCTTGATCAGCTCATCCCTCTTGTGGCGGGGTGTTTGACTGACTTGATGTCTCATCATCTGCAAGAGTGGGCTCTCATTGTGCTTGTCATTCAAGTTCTGACATAGCCTCATTGAGTACCTCATTTTCTGCTGTGGTGTTCATTAGTCTTAAGGTTATAAATAAAAATATAGATATGGATTCCATACCTATTTACAGTGAGTAACGCCAGCGATAGCATTACTCGCTGAAAGCAAGCATGGAATCGCTGGCGGTGGTTTAAATGTTCTTTAGTCTATTATTATTTTTTCCTTCTTGATACTTTTTGAAGTATCTTATCTACAAGTGATTTTTTAGGCGCTCTTGCTGGTCATGCTGCAAAGTTTTCTTCTTTTCTTCATTGTGCTTGCTTTATAACAGACTTTTCTTTTTCTGACCTAATCTGCTTAGCGCTATTAGTTTTTGTAGCTGGTCATCAATGTCTACGTTCTTGAGCAAGCTTATGTAATTTTTTTCTTTCTGCTTCTGTAAATACAAGATTAGTCAATTTTGTCTTTCACTCCATTATTTTCTTTTGCTGGCTCTTTGGTAGTTCATTAAATATTTTTGGCATATTATATTGGTTATTATTTACTAGCTTCTTTACTTAAGTGGATGTTACTATGTATACTATAGAGTGGTCATAGTATACTTTGCTGTCATGCTTTAAATATTATCTCTGGATCCTCATTCTTAAAGTGTTCATACTTTTCATAGAATTCTATTATTCCTATCTTCTCTATTACTTCTATATCTTCTCATAAGTGATCCCAAAAGTGATATAACTGTTCTATCTTCTTCTCTGAGAATATCTCTTCATATCTATGATCTGATCTTTCCCCTTTTACTAGCTTTATTATTGTATCTACTAAGCTAAAGCTTCTAATGCTCATGCCGTTGCTTCTGGCGCTGCTTCTTGTACTTGGCTCGCTGATCATTGTTGTTGTTGATTAGGTAATGTTGATATTCATAAGTCTATTCAAGATAATTTATGCTGCTTAACTAAAAGCTTCTTTGCTGAGTCAACTTCTCATATTGATATCATATCTTGAACTGCACCTCTAAGTCTAGCTTTTTCTAATGTAAATGATGGATAAGCTCATGTTCTTGATGAAACCTGAACAGCCCATGTAGCTGATTCTAAATCTTCTTTTAAATCTCTTATAGTGTATTCAAAGTCTGGAACTTCTTGTCCAGCTGCTTCAAATAGTTCTTGATCTTCTGCTGATACTAGATTAACTGGCAATACCATATCTAATGTTTCAGCATCTGCATCCTCATCTAATTTCTTTATTGAGTCCATTAGGATTTCTACAGCAAATCTATAAGTTGAAGTATTACCTTCTTGGATTTGTCTTATAATCTCAGTTTTATTTTCCTCCTCAATCTGTACTGATCAAAGTGGTTGATTAGGATCAATGTTTACTGTACTTAGATTTATTCAGAAAGCAGTTAGCATTTGCCTAAACTGTTCAAGTAGTCTTTCATAATCAGCTGTCATTGATCAAGCTTGTAGAGTTTCTATTTGTCATACTCAAGCTCATTGCTCTCATTGTCAGAAATCATTTATGATATAAGGCCTTTGACCTTTCTTTCTCATTTTGTTAGCATCCTTAACTCTTGATAAGAACCTTGGAGCCTGTTGCTTAGGCACATTAACAATCCTCATTGGATCCATGTTATCTTGTACATGATTTATTGCCTTATTAGTCAGCTCTTGCCACTTCATAGCAATTGGATAGATGATGTGTCAGAAACCCGCATTAAGCAGTCATTCTTTTGTAGGAAAACAAAGCCATTGTAAAAGTGGAATATAATTCTCTCTATCATCCCCTTCTCAAAGGTAGTGAGGATAATCATCTCATTTCAAATCTATTCATATTGCTGCAGTTCTTCAAGCGAAGACTGTGAATCTTGGCTTATCTGATATATCAAAGTAGTATCATATTTCTATTTCTCTATCTTTAGCTAATCAATCTTGCTCCCAGTCCATATCATTCAAGTCTTGGTAATGATCAAACTCTTGAGTTGATGGAAGTGATCATATAGTTGCCTTCTCTGCTATCCATGGCATTTGTGCTATAGCTTGATCATATCACATCTTAAATACTATTGTTGCCCTAGTTAGCTTATTAGATCAAAAACCTCTTAGATTAGTAGCGTTGGCATCAAAATAAACTCCTGTTATATCACATGGCTTAAACTCTGGTAATCAGTTTGATTGCTTTCATACCATTGCAAAGAAGTCTCATTGAGACAGTTGTTGCCAGAATCAATTATAATTCTCATTGAACAAGTCATCATATCAAGCCTTTTCAGCTATGAATCAAAGTCATTGACTAACTAATCTCTTTCTTTCTTCTGATACGTTCTGAGTAGTTAATTGAATATCAAGAGGTTTCATTTGAGTTACTAAGTTGAATACAACCTGAAATAAAAGGTAAGCTGGAAGTTGGTTATTTCAATCTGGCGTCGTAGTCCTGAATGTATCTTTCATCATTCATCAGATGTTGTCTAGATCATTAAGGTAGTCATTCATAACTAACTTAGAGTCTTCAACTATCTTTATCGCAGTTCTAACTACAGCCTTATCATTATCTGATACAGGGTTAGTGTTAATCTCCGTTAATAGTAGATCGTTATCTAATGGCATTTTATTGTTCGTTAATAACTGAAATAATCTCTTGAACCTTATTGAATAATACTTCAGGTCCTCAATAATCAAGTCAGTTGATTCAGCTTGAAGCTAGTATTGGCTCTATCTTATTTTTCTTTTGGGCTGGAGCAGGTTTAGGAGTAACAGCCTTAACTACTGGTGCTTTTGCTTTAGTAGTTACTTTCTTCTTAATTGGCATATTTGATTTGGTTAAAATCTGTTAAATGTATTATATCACAAGGTGGATAATGATGCAAAGTTTATTTATTTTCATCTTTTGTTACTTCTAACTCCAAAGATTCAAATCAGCAATGATCAAGTAATTCCATCTTCTGAATATGAGCCATACTATCTATTCCATCTGTCCACTCTTGATTCTCAGGGTCCATATCCTTTAGGAAGCCTATTAACTCCATATCATTGTAGATATCTACATTAAATAACTGCTCTGATTCACGGTGCATCAACTGTCTTATTGTTTGTTTCATAATTGTGTATTTAATAAAGCTTTACAGTCAGAACATAAAATTCATGTTCCTATCATTGTTTCATTTATTCATTGCCAGATTACTTGTCAGCATCATGTACATTGTGGTGGTGTTTTTATCTCTTCTTTCATAGGTTGTTAATTATTGTGTTAATCATGTCATAGTTTTTATCTTCTAAATCTACGGGTAAGATTGTTTTCACTGTGTCTCAATTATCTTCTTCAATAAGTTTGTATGGGTAGATATGTATCCATTCTTCCTCTTCTTTATCATAAAATGCTTCATAGATTATTTGTATCCTTCCTTTCATGGTTTATAGTGTTATTCTGTATAATTTTAAGTTGTTCATAAATTATTGTAATCTCGTTATCCTTTATCTTGATATCATGTATATACTTTGGCTTCTGCTTCCTATTGAACATGTAAAAGAATTCTTCTTTTGACGTTGTTAGTATCGCTGTGAAGCATTTATGCATTATGATTTAAAGTTAAATTTAAAAGTTGTTCAGTCTTCTGACATGTCAAAATATCACTCATCAAATTTACTTTGCAGCTCAAACATAAGCTTAGTTGCTAAGTCTTTATCTGTTGTCGTACACTCGCCTCTTAACTCTATTTTTGATTCTTTCATCATCGCTGTTTGTTAGATAATTTTCTATCTTTTAAATGTATATGTAGCCAGTATCACTGGATAAACAGGTTTCAGAAGGCTCACATCGCTCATAAGTATATTATATATTCCATTTAGTCTTCTAGGTAAAATGATAATGCTTGTGAGTATTCAAGATCTGAATTTCACGTATTTACATCTAACAGTTTAACCGCTCAAGACAAAGAGTCAATTATATCATCATGCTTAGAGTTCGGGAATCGCAACAGCTCAGTCTCCAGCTCTTGGCATTTATGATTATGAAAGATGTTACGATTAGAGTATCTAGGTTGCAGAGTAGATTTAATCCTTGCTTCCTTTTCTCCCATAGGCTTCACCTCTTCCATTGTAAACCATCTATCCTTAAGCTGCATTTGTTTCTTAATTTCTAAGGCTAACATCTTCTGATACGCAACTACTTCAATTCATACTCTCTCAGGCTTCCAATCATCAACTAGCTTGAATAGATTATTTATTATCTCATCTGGTTCTGCTCTCTCTCTCCATACATCAAGTATATAGATATTATTAGCGTTATCTCTTCATATTGTCACTATTGCTGTATAATCTGCTGATTCTTTTAAGCTAATAGCTGGGTCAATGAACATCATTATACTTAATTGCCTATTCTTAATGGCTTCATAGTCAAAATATTGGAACATCTCTTTGTTGAATGAGCCTCAAGCTTCATCAAATGGCTCTCACTGATAAAGCGAGTTAAAGTCTCTAGGTCATATCGAATTCTTAATTGCTTCTAGTTTATCAATATTGTATTTATCTTCCCATAGTGCATGTCCATCATCAGATATAGCCTTAAGATGCAAAACTTCCCATTTCTCGCCTCCTTTGTCCATTTGGGATATCAACCTACCTGCTAAGTCGTCTTCGTGCCACCTGGTCATTATAACGATCATGGCTGCATCTTTCTCCTGTCTTGTATAGAAAGTGGAAGTATACCAATCCCAGATCTTATTTCTTATCAATTCAGACTCAGCTTCTTCTCTATTACTAATCGGGTCATCAATGATTCAGATATTAAATCACTTTCAAGTAATAGATCAACCTACTCATGCAGCAATGAATCATCATCATTTATCTGTCTCCCATGACTTAATACTTTGAACGTCCTCTTTTAATTTAGCATCAAATAAGAATCAGAATTCATTAGACTTTAATCTCTCTCTTGCTCTTCTTGAAAAGGTTTCAGCTAATGCAGAAGAATATGAACAAACCATTACATGCTCTTCAGGGTGCCTTCAAAGATAAAAAGCAGGGAACTCCTGAGAAGCTAGTCTACTCTTTCAATGCCTTGGAGGTACTGAGATAATCAACCTCTTAGTTTCTCATCTTTCTACACGTTCAAGAGCTTTCGCTATAGTGTAGTGATGATCTCAAGGCTTATACATCTTATCTGTTACTACAGAGAAAGATATAAGTCTAGCTTGAGCCGTCTGTCTTATCACTTGGAGTTGCTCCTCAGTCATTTAGTAATTGTTTAGCTACTAAGCTTGCTTGTTCTGCTTCAACAGTTACAGCAACACTTAATGTTTTTTGTTCTATCTCTTGTTTATCAGCCCATCCGAATCTGTTCTTCATATTCATATACCAGCCTGTATAATTAAATCTCATTCAGTCAGGTGATTCAAATAAATTCTCTCTTCACATACGCTGCCACCACGCTTCAGAAAGCCGAATTCATCGTTTTATGGACTTGGAAAATTCTTTATTATTGGCTTTCCAATCATGTAAAGTTGTCTCATCAATATCTAAAGTTCATGCCACTTCAACTAAAGAAGCTCATTCCTTCATAAGTTCAATAACCTTATCACACATTTCGGGTCGATACTTAGTAGGTCTTCCTAGTGTAGCCATAAAATCTCGCTTAAATTTTCTTCAATTATATCTATATCGCTGCAAATGTAAAGGAATAGAGTGGAATGTATCCTAAATTTGTTGTATCTTAGTGCATTTCAGTACATATACATTTATATTTATATTCTCATTCATGTCTCTCATCAGGGTCTCTGTATCAATAATACACATGTCATGCAGCAGTTAACATATAAAATGCTTTATCAGACACTGCTGAAATTTGTACTATCTTCATTTGATCACTTGCTTCTTCTATCATGTGCTAATTATATCATGTTTTTATATAGTAATCAATATTTTAACTATCACAGATGTGTGGTAATTAAAAAACGCTAAGCAACTTCAGTGAATGTGAACAGAGACACATAACTACAATGTTTTAATCCAACTTTTACCTTTTACCAACTTTTCCAAGCATGTGGAAAAGCTCGGAAGGTGCAACAGTTAGTAATAATATATATAAATAATATAATATATACATATATATATATATATATATATATTCTCTCTTCCTTTTTCCTCTCTTTTTTTAAATATATAAATACATATCTATTACAAAACGTGGTAAATGGTAAAAGTTAACCCTATCGCCGCTACCAGATTGACCTCCGAGCTTTTCCGAGTTTTTAAAAGTTGGTTAATAATAAAAACACCACTTTTTTGATAGTTATCAATATTATATGTTTGCTAAAAACAATCTGATGTGCTAATGTGGCTTTGTAAAGCCCAAACTATGAATATACTTTTTTTTTAATAAGCTGATTACAATGCACAATAAGTATATTTTTTATTCTTAGGGTCTTTACAAATTGTAGTCAGCTTATTAAAATAATAAAACAAATATGAATCTAAAAAACATACCAAACTACGCAAAAGAAATCTTGTATAATTATTTAATTCCGTTAAATCCAAGAGTTCCAGTTGAGTCATTACTATTGACTTTGAATATAGAATGTAGTAAATTGGTATGTTTTAATAGGGTTAAAATCAGTGATTCAGATATAGATGTTGTTGGATGTCCTCTTAATATATATGGCATAACTTTTATGCCCTCTTCAGCATGAAAAGATAAGCCTTTAAAGAACTTAAAAGATGCTTTAAAAGATACATATCAAATACTTGAAGATAGAAAGACTAAATATATAGAGGATAGAACTAAAGAGTTAGAACTTGAATCATTAGAACATTGAACTACTAAAGGCCAGCAGGGCAAATGGTTAAGCGAAAATAAGCCAAGATACCTTATTGATCAGACTTCAGAGGCTACTATGGAATGACTGTATGCGATGCGTGTTGAGTATCAAAGAGCTAAAGTTTGATCTTTTCATTTCTCATCTTCTGAGTTTATAGACTATATCTCAGCAAGAAGTAATGATGTAAGAGCAACCTTTCTACAGACTATTAAAGAGATATATGATATATGAGATAATAATGCAAAGATAACTCAATGAGCTAAGATTGCTTATGGTGTTAAATGAGTGCCTCAAACAATGCTTGTACACTCATCTTTAAAATGATTGATGAAAGACGAGCTAGCTAATGAGAAACTTATGTCGTTTTTTGACAGGGGATTTTCTAGAAGATGTTTCATTGTCTTTCCTAAAATAGAGAAGGAGTACAAAGCTATTACTAGAGAGGATACAATAAATAACATTAAGATAGCTTCTCAATATAAAAA